AGCTCACTGGCATAGTCAGCAGTTATGGTGACAGCAATGTGTCTGCGTTCTTGCCTACCTACACTGGCAATATCAGTGCCAGTAATTTTACAGCAGTGGGCAATGTGTCTGCACTGAATTTTTCTGGCAATGGTAGCCAGCTGACCGGCATTGTCAGCAGTTATGGCGACAGCAATGTGGCCGCATACCTGCCCACTTTCGCAGGCAATCTGAATCCCAATACGGTAAGTGCCACTGGCAATATCACAGCACCTTACTTTTTTGGCAATGGTAGCCAACTCACAGGCCTGCCTGCTACCTATGGCAACAGCAATGTGGTCACTTTGCTGAATTCTTTTGGCAGCAGCAACATATCCACCACGGGCAATATCACAGCAGGATATTTTAGCGGCAATGGCGCTGGATTGACCAATTTGCCAGCAGGTATTTTGGCAGGCAATCAGACTGGCAACATTGCGGGCAATGGATTCAGCATGCTGAACATTGCCACCATTACCAGCGCAGGCACCATCAGTGCCGCAGGCAACATCAGTGCCGCAGGCAACATCACCGGCGCCAATATCAATGGCAACTTTACTGGCAGTGGTGCCAATCTCAGCAACATAGTGACCAGCATCACAGCAGGTTCTGGTATCAGTGTCAACGCTGCAACCGGGGCTGTGACCATTACCAACAACAACCCTACACCTTATACCAATGCCAATGTCACTGCGTTTTTGCCTACTTACACAGGTGTGCTGGCCGGCGCCAGTCTTTCTGCTACCGGCAACATCACAGCCAACAATGCGGCCATTACCAACAACATTCGCATGTCTGGCAGCACACCCAGAGTCAATTTGGGTGCCAATGGTACAGGAGCACCCACACTCAATGCCTTCAGCAGTGGTGTCAAAGTGGTGCTGTATGAGAATCTCACACCGCTCAGTGCTGGATACACCATTGGGGTTGAAGCCAGCAACATGTGGTTTGGCACAGATTCTCCAGTCAATGAAGAAGGCAGTAAATGGGGATTCAAATGGTATGCGGGCGCAACGCAAATTGGCAATCTCACTGGAATTGGCGACTTCACTGCCAACAACAGTGTGACAGCAAACCAAATTAGAACAGGTAATAGCACACCCACAAGTACCAGTACAGGCGTTGCTGGCACTTTAGTTTACGACAGCAGTTATCTGTATGTTTGCGTGGCCACCAACTCCTGGAAACGCATCGCATTGAGTTCATTCTAAGGACAGTTCATGGCACAACGCTACGAAGAAAACAAAGTACCTTTTACCAACATGACCTTCCATCCGGATGTGCCAAGCAGTGCGCTGGGCCCCAATGAATACAATTCTGGATTCAATGTAGAAACTGACATACGCGGCATCAGGTCAGTGCTGGGCGACGAAGAGATCCTGGACAACCTCACAGGCACACCAATCTATGTCACAGGCGGCTACCGAGCCAACAATGTTTGGTGGTTTGTGGCGGCCACATCAGCAGGCCTTTGGTATGCCACCAATGGTGCAGGTGCCTGGGTCAATGTCACTCCCGGTGGTGTCGCACTGTCGGGCTACGGCCTAGATACAAATATCACAGAAGCCTGGAACGGCACCACCCTGTTTATCAACGATGGTCTACACCCGCCCATGTACCTGACTGCCAGTGCCGCTGCGTTTATACAATACAGCAATGATCCCAATGCGGCGCCACCTGCCTATGTGTGGAACTACAACGACGACTGGTTAACTTTGACCGCAGCTTGGATGAGAATGTACAATACTCCCAATGTGGGATCAATCCTTATTGCCGGCAACCTGACCAGTGTGGATGCCAACACCAGCATAGTCACAAACTTTGCAACCACTGTGCGTTGGAGCCAGGCATTTGGTGTCAATGATGGCCCCACAACCTGGGCACCCACAGCACAGAATGTGGCCAACGAACTGGAAGTACCGGTGCGTGGTCCTGTGGTAGATGGCTTCCCCAGCAATGGCAACTTTTATGTGTGTAGCTACTGGGACACAGTGGTGTTTAGTCCTATCAATTTCCAAGGCACCAACAACCCTGTGCTGGGTGTGCGCCTGTTCAATCAAGGACGCGGCCTGCTCAATGCCAACTGCTGGGCCAACGCAGACAGCGATGTGTATGGTGTAGATGCCAGAGACATTTGGGTGTTCAACGGCCAAGAATTTGCAGGCCTGGGCAGTCAAAGAATCAGAAACTATTTCTTTGAAAATCTCAATGTGACCTACAGCAGCCGTGTGTTTGTGGAAAACAACACCAGAAAAAGCCAAATAGAAATTTATTATCCTGATCTCAACAGCACCGGCTGGTGCAACAAAATGATCAGTTACAACTATCTGTTGAAAGTTTGGAATCCCCCCAGAGATGTCAGCAATGCCAGCATGGCCTGCGAAGCACCTGTGTATGGACCGTGGCCCGATTCAAGTGAACTGTTTGATCCTGCCAGCAGGACCATGGTGTATAGCCGTGGTGTGGCCAACACGGCCCTGGTACAAAAAGATCAAGGCTATACATTTTTGGGCAACACAGCCATTGCCAGTGAATTCCGTAGAGACAATATACAGTTGCTCAAAGACTATTCAGGACACCTGTTGGTGCACCGCATCCTGCCCGAAGTTGTGAACCTGGATACAGCAGGCTTGCCCTTGGCCAACTCAACAGGCAATATCACTGTGGCTGTGGGCGGATCCAACAGCGTGGGACAGCCACCAGATTTCCAAGCCAATGTGACCATAGCCTGCAACACTGACAGTCCTTGGACACAGATTGATCAAAATGCCTATCGCATCAATTCAATCCGACTCAACAACACCAGCAATTCAACGGCCTGGTTGTGCAGTGCTACCACTTGGCAGTACACACAAACACAGGACGACAGATAATGACCACATTTGCTGTAGTCAACAACAGCGACCTTTTACCAGCAGTCAACTACCTGCTGAGCAATCTGGATACCACCGGCAGTGGCAATGTTGTATTGCCCGGCAATGTGTTGGTGGCCAATACCACCACAGGAGTGATCAGCCAAAGCGGCAATACCACACCTGTGGGTTATCTGTATCAGTATGTGAACATACGCTACAGCAACAATGCCATTGGCACAGATGGGTTCAGCGCCAGCAGCAACAATTTTGCCTATTTTGGTGTGTACAACAGTGCAGGGCCCACACCCAGCGCCAATCCAGTGGCTTATCAATGGTTCCAGGTCAGTCCACCATTTGATTCGGCCAACTCCAGGACTCTTTACTACAGTGCCATAGGCGGTCGCCAGGTACAATTTGCCGCGGCATCAAGTCCGCCCAGTTCAAGTTTTGTCATCACAGTGGCCAATGTGGCCATTGACCTGGATATTGTGACCACAGCGGCCGGCACTCCGGGTGAGCGTGGACCCATAGCCATGGCCTATGTGATTACCACAGCAGATCCTACCAAACCACCAGCCACAGATGCACAGTTGACCACTTGGTTTGAAGCCAGCAGATCAGCTGTAGTACCGCCCATAGGCACAGGACTTACACCTGTTGTGGGCGACACAGCATATTTTACCTATCCCACCACAGGTACCAGTGTAACCTACGAATACAACGGCAGTGCATGGGTTGTGGTAATTGGTCAAGTGGTATCAGGCGATACCTTGGTAGGCAACACAGTGCCTGGCACAGCTTTGCAGGCCAATACCATCACTGGCGACCGAATACAATCAGCCACCATAACAGGCAATCTTATTGCTGGTAGCACAATCACAGGTAATCTCATACAAGGCAGCACCATCACTGGCAATCTTATTGCTGCCAGTACTATTACAGCCAACAACATAGCCACTGGCACAATCACAGCCACTCAGATAGCAACCAACACTATCACAGCTAACCAAATTGCGGCCAACACTATAACAGCAGGACAGATAGCAGCCAACACTATTACTGCCAATCGCATAGCCACTGGTACTTTGACCACAAACCTGTTTACGGCCAACACCATCAATGCCAATATCATACAGGCCAACACATTCACAGCCAACACCATCAGTGGTCAGGCCATCATAGCCAACACATTCTCAGCCAATACCATCAATGGTCAGGCCATAACCAGTGGATCAATAACCACTGACAAGTTGGCAGCCAATGTGCTCACAGCCAACACTGTGATTTCAACTGGTGCGTTTGTTGGCAACTTTAACAGTCCAGGTTTTTGGTTGGAAGGCAACTCGGGCAATGCTCGCTTTGGCAACACACTCAGCGTTGGCAACAATCTTACCGTGGGCAATAATGCTACTATAGGCGGCAATTTGGCTATCTCGGGCTTGGTCACAGGCAGCATTTTGAATGCCAACACAGTTCAAACTACCACAATAGTGCCTGCTGCTGTAAGTTCCGGAGTGTCTAATAGTAGCAGTACCAATCAAGACACAATCAATCCTGTGCAGGCCACAAGATATTTTACCAATACAACCAGTGTGATCAGCATTACTGCGGCAACTCAACCAGTGTATGTGTGGGCACAGGTATTGAGCATTTTTGACATCACTCCCAGCACCAATTATGTAATTTTGGTCATAGCAGAATTGATCAGAACCAATTCAGTTGGCGTAGACACAGTGATATTTTCACAAAGTTTTACTGGTAGCCAGACATTTAGTCAATTCAGTTATCAAGCCAGACCAATTTGGGCAGGATTTATTGACACTCCTGGTGTGG